CTTGCCTCTTCAGTTGAGGCTGTTGCTAATCCTGTTGTATTTTGTATGTAGCCATCTGCAATGCCTTTGTGCGGTTTGCTTACTGCTACTACCTGCTGCTTACCAATTACAACAGGATCACTGCTACCTGTATCAATACTCATTAACCATGGAATAAGCATTGCTTTACCGTCAGTTGGGTTAAGTGTTAGTACAGTTGGCTTTATTACTTTTAGTTCGCTTCCTGTGTCTGCATCAAAACGTGCTACTAATTCTTCTCCTGTGCTGAGTTTAATTGTAATAACATCGTTTTTCTTAAAGTTTGAAATCACCAACATCTAAATTTATATCTCCAATAAGTTCACGAACGGTCTCTGGTTGTAATCTTGTTAGTCCCATACCGCCGCCTTCTACTAATAATTTACCATTATGATAAATCTGTGGCATTGTTCTATGTCCTTGATACATTAAAAATTCACGTGCTTCTGCATTTTCAGTAATATCAATTACTTCAAACTCAAACTCATGTTTTTCTAAATATTGCTTTGCCATTACACAATAAGGACAATTTGGTTTACTGTATAGTGTAATCATTCTTCCATCAACTTTTTCATTAACTTAGCCTCCTCGGCTTGTTTTTCAATTGTTTTTGGAACAAACAAAAAGACAATACCAACAATAAGAGGACTAATAAGTGCAGCGGCAATAGCCCAGCCTGCAGCATTACGTCCTTTAGACTCTGCCCATTTGTAAATTAGATATACGAATAGTGCCCAAAAGGCAACGGTTAATAGTAATTCCATTATAAACTAAATCCTTTAAATGTATCTTCTGTTACGTCTTGTTTTGTACCACCGTTTACATAACTTGTAATTTCTGTTTCTTGTGGTGCAACTTGTACGTCACTTCCTGCAATCCATTTTTGTGTCCAAGGCAACGGGTTAGTTGTTACATTGTAGATTTTAGGAAGTCCTGCATTGTTCATACGCTTCATTGCAATATGTTCAATATATTCGCTGAGTAGTTCTTTGTTAAGACCTAGCATACTACCGTCTTTAAACAAATAGTCAGCCCATGCTTTTTCTTGATCCACTGCATCAGTAAACATTTTGATGCATTCTTCTTCAGTTTCTTTTGCTATTTCCGCAAAAACGGGATCATCTTTTTTAAGTGTTTTAAGAAGTAACTGCGTACTGCCCAAGTGCAAATTTTCGTCACGAGCAATAAACTTAATGATTTTAGCATTACCTTCCATCTTTTTGAGTTCGGCAAACGCCCACGAGCAAGCAAATGATACATAGAATCTTACACCTTCTAATATATTTACACTCATAATAGCAAGCCAAAGTTTCTTTTTAAGGTCACGTAAATCAACAACAACTTTCTTGCCATTAACTGTATGTGTACCTTCACCTAGTAAGTTATAGTATCCTGCTGCTTCAATAAGGTCATCATAGTACTTTGAAATATCTCCTGCACATTCTAAGATCTCTGGAATGTCCATTAATTCATCAAAAATAACACTCGGATTGTTATACACGTTACGAATAATATGTGTGTAACTACGACTGTGAATTGTTTCACTGAATGTCCAAGTAATGATCCAGTTCTCTAGTTCTGGCAAACTTACAATACTACCAAACGATTCAGCTGGTGCACGACCTTGTACACTGTCTAATAGAATTTGACGCTTTAAGTTACTTGTAAAAATATGTTGTTCGTGTGCTGTAAGATTTTTAAAGTCTTTACCATCACGATATGTGTCTACTTCTTCTGGTCTCCAAAAGAATCCTAATTGTTTATCTGTAAATTTATCAAAACTAGGATACTTCATAGTATCATAACGTTGTATAGTTACACCTCCTGACGGGTCAAGAAATGCTAAGTTTTCAGTATGATTACTTTTATTTGTTACGTCAAATACACTCATTGTTTTTCCTTATATCACGCAGCTTTCACATGCTTCGTCTTCATTAATTACAATATCGCTGTTTTCTACATTAGCAGAATTATCTAATTTGTCAATATCTATTTCACCTGCGCCGTCATTAGTATTAAAGTAATACAGTTGCTTACCGCCATACTTATAAAACATCATTAAGTGTTGTAACATAGTTGACATTGGAATC